TCGCACGTGTCATTACCTAGCCTCTATTAATGCACAAGTATGGCAGCCATTCTTAATAAACTGCCAACCGCCACACTTGCTGCACCTGTGTATTTCACTGTCAGGTATATGCAGTGCTTCTGCGATGTTTTTAACTCCCACCGCACCGCAGCTCATACACTGATACGCCTTATAGCCTTCTGGCGTATCTAGCTGATCAAGCCATAAGAACTCGGTCTTGCGACTACACCCATTACACTTGAATTTTGTGTACATGTGATAAAATCCTCTTCCTTATTGTCTGCAGTGACATTGAGTACATACTAAATACTGACCATCATGTAATAACCTGTCATCATTACACGATACACATCTGTCAGTGCTAAGGTTTAGGCTTTCGTTATCATTTTCCAAGCGTAATGTAAAGCCTGAACCGTTCCTCACCTCAATAAACCCCATCTATTCACCCCCTTTCTCTGTAAAGTACCAAGAGCCTGTTGCATCTTGTTTAGCCCACTGTGCGTGCTCTTTGATACGATCTAAACATAAGTAACCGTAGTAAGGCTTGCCATTGGTCTTAGATACACCTGTAACCAAATTATGACCTTTAGCGCAACACTCTGGCGGTGCTTTAGGTGCTGTCTTAGTTGCAGCTTTTACCCAGTCCTCATTACTGATAGGTAAAGGATCTGTGCGATCTACAGAAAATGTTTCTGACCGTACTACTTTGGTCATTTCTTCTCTACTAGCACGCTTTCCTTTAGCTGCATAACCCGCGTTTGCAAGCGCTCGACCGATCGCGCTAGTCTCGCAATTTTCCAGTGCAGAAGTTGAATTAACACCGCGATCACTAACGTTTTCACTAGCGAGTCCGGTCGCGTACGCTTTTGCATCGGCTTCTGTTTTATACAGTTCAGCACTAACAATGTATCTAGTGTCTGTGGCCTGTTCAATCTTTGTTGCCACTCTTCCATCTGGATAATCCTTCCACCATTTTTCTAGTCGGCTTTCGACTGTTTCATAATCTGCCAGGTTAAATGCCATTAGTCTCTCCAGTCATCGGAATCGTCTTGCATAGCGTCTGTAATGCTTTTACCGATTGAAAGGTAGGCGATTGCATCTTCGTAATTGTCAACGTACGCAGGATCCTCAGCTTGCCTGCTGATCTTGACCAACGCCATACAAATTGCAACTTCGTTTGGTTGTATTGGATAACCCAGATATGCACTCCACAGTTCGGCAATCCTCTTGTGGTTTGTAATTGGATGCCCATAGCGGAGACCTCTCGCATGAATAGTTTTGATGACATTGTCGAATAGACTTTCAGTGTTTGTCATAATCAAATACTTCATCTGACTTCACTTTAATATCTGATAGTCGCCTGTGAGATTGCCACCCATGAGCTCTACCCATCCAATAACCACGATTGAATGATTTATCCATAATGGTTGTGACTACGCCATAACCTATTAAATAACCTAGCACTGTGTAAAGCACTAGCCAAGGTGCAGTTGTAGCTATCATGCGCTCACCATTGTCTTACGTAGGTGACAAGGACTAGCGTAATTAGTTAACATTAGCCAATCGCCTGTACCTTCATCACTATGTATAGAGTAATTTTTACCTAACGAGCTTATAAAACCTTCTGCTAACTTTAATGCAGCGTAGTTATCAAACCAGTATGCATATTGCCAGCTGAATAATGGGCTAGGATCAAATCGATCTGCTTGTTTTTGCCAGTCTTGATTTACCCATTCCATTGAATTTGTCCACAGCTGTTCAAAGTCAGCTGCTTTTATGTCAATCTGTATTTTCATTGGTAGCCCCTCTATGCTCACATATCTTGTGGCATAGCAATAGTGTCGCACGTGTGTACGACTTTGTGTATGATTTTGAGGCGTATTTGTATAACGATTAGGTAACGATGTTACCCGTAATACCGCCCTAGAGCTGTAAATGAGCCATCCTTATTGATAGGCACTAACGTGGGTGTTAGCGTCTTTCCTACAGCTTCTAGTATAGCAATACCCATCTGCCAATTCGCGCTTCCATAGCGTATATAAGAGGCTTTTTTCCTGTCCATTAGATTACCCACCTCAACGCCATATAAAGGTCTGTAATGACTTCCTATAGCCTCTGTATAGGCACTCATACCAAGCCTGTGACTATGCCCCGCTATGACGGATTTGCCCCATTTTTTAGCCAAATTAAGCGAAGTAATGCCCGCGTGTTGGCTCATGCTGCCCTCATCGCCATGTGCTAAGACCCAACCGGGATGAAACTCATAGGCAGTCTTATAGTAATCAATGCCCATGCTGGCAAAGTCCATAAATTTAGGATACTGTAGCTCTGGTAAACCTATTAAGCCGGGTGCTTTTAGTAAAGTGCTATAAAGGCGATCAGTATGATTAGAGCGGATAACACTAGCTTGCTTGCTGTACTCGGTAAGATCCCAAAGGATGTCTTGACAAGCTGCACGATCTTCATTAAGAGTCTGACTGTAAGCAAGAGGTGTGCCCTCGCTCCATTTACTAATGGTTTGGAAATCAATTTCATCCCCCACACATAAAACTTCGTCAAACTTCTCACGTCTTGCCAGTTTAATAACATTCTTGACTGCCGCCTCATGATGGTACGGAATCTGGAGATCTGAAATTACTAGCCAACGCTTAATCGTCACCCTCTTCTGTAGGATCTATACTAGGTATGATGCCGCCATCACCAATAACCCAGTCTGGCATAGTCGCTCTGTCTGATACAAAATACAAGCTACAGCTCTCACTAAAACCAGCTTTACGTGCAGCTTTGTAGATCTCGTTCATACAAATATAATGCTGATCTAGTTTAGATAATGGCTCAGGTGACTTACGCACCACGCGCTTATTTATCTTCTTACGCTTACGCCTTGTATCAGCCATAGGATTATTGTCGCTTAACTATTAGGGAATATAGATCATCAACACGCTGCTCTAATCTAGTAAGTTGATCTTTCATACTAGATCCGCTATTAGGTTTTAACTCTGTTAGGTAAGACTTAATAACCCAACGTAGAGCCACTAATAAACTTGTACATACGGCGCATACGCCAACGGCTAAAGCAACCCACTCGCCCGGTGTCATGCTTCATCTGCACCGAAGCCATAAGCATCATCGGATTTATCTAAAGCCCTAGCTGCCGGCCCGGCTAATGCTGCAACAATTACAGACACTGCTGGATCTAGTCCTAATTCGTTACTTGCTAGAAATGTCAACAAAGAGACAAGCACACCTCTAAAGTATGATTTAAGTATTGCTTTTTGCTTCTTACTGATCTTCATAAGTTACCCCCTAGTAGTGGTATATCAAACGGCTTGCTATCTTTATCACCTAACTTTGTAAAGCTTATATGTATGTGCTTTGTGTGCTTATTGAATCCAGAATATTTACGCCACTTAAAATTAAGTATCTTGCTTGCAATCATGCCATTATGGATTACGTAAGATATGCGCTTATCGGTTTTTGCACAGATCCTGATTTGGTCAGCCAAATATACTGAGAGCCCTTCGGATGAATCCAAGCGAGAATCCACATCAATGGCTCTGACACATCCTGCATCTGGATTATGATCCGATTTTCTGGTAGAATGACGAGCATCGCCCAGCCACCCATCAGAGGTAGTGCGGCGATCTTGGTACCATGTATCAATCTGATCTCTTAACTGCACACCAGCTGCACAAAGCCATGGCTTCATTTAGTGGCTATAAACCTAAAGCCCGTAGATCATCGGTAGTTAAACCAAGTGCGGCTAATTTGCCTTCGGCTGCAGCTTTAGCAGTTGCTTTAGTTGCTTCTGCTTGTGCTTCATCTGCCTTAACTTCTTTAATAGCGGCATCTATTTCTTTTTGAGTAGGTGCATCACCATCTAATACATCCCATTTAATTGTAGAGTAATCATCATCTGTATAAGAAAACTCTGAATTAGGTTTTAACTTGCGAATTGCTTTGGTTAAATATTCCATTATGCACCGATTTCCATTAAAGTAATTACTGATTTTGTAGAACTAGGTTGAAAACGGATGGCTTCTCCATTTGTTGTACTTCCAACTTTTGCCTGTAACTTGTAAGTTGTTGCAGATGTTGTGA